CGGACAGACCGCGGACGACGGCATCCCGTTCTACCGCGCGGATGGTCGGTGGGATCAGGCTGTCAATGTTGGCGAGGTGCGCGTCACGGTGGAGCGCACCGTGGGGCTGGACTTCGAATCCCACGAGTACCGAGACGACGAGGACGACGTGCTCGAGACCGCGGAGGGAAACCGACAGCTCGTGGTGGAGTTCAAGATCACGAGCCACGACGAGTTCGCCGCGGAAACCGCGGAACACCGTCTCGGCCTGCTCCGTAACAGGGCGTTCCGTGCCAGCTCCCGCGCGACCCTCCGCGCTGTGGACCTGTCCGTAGCACGGGTCGAACCCCTCGTCAGGCTGGACGCGGTCGACTCTAACGGGCATACTCTCAGCGTGTGCACGGTCGACGTCCTCTTCAACGCGTATGCGTACGATTCCGCAGGAGCAGAGTCGAACAGCTACATCGCGATCGTGATCATGAGCTCGGATCTGCATGACGTTCCCCCCGCCGCAGAGTGGGATGAAGAGGTGATTCAGTGAGCATCGACAGCATCATCAGTCTGACCATCACTCGCGAGACGCAGACCCCCTCGCGCGCGGGCTTCGGGACCCCGATGATCCTCGCGTGGGGTCCGTCGGGGGCGCCGATGAACGCCACGTACGAGGCCGCGGCAGACATGCTGACGGACGGATGGGCTTCCACCGATCCGGCGTACCTCGCGGTGCTGTCGGCGTTCGCGCAGAACCCGAGGCCGACGCAGGTGAAGGTCATCAAGAAGACCTCCGCTCGCTCGGTGCAGACGATCGAGGTGCGACCCCGTCCCGTCTCGGAGCTCGTGGTCGGTGACGTGTACTCGGTCGACATCGGTGGACAGACGGCCGAGTACGAGCTCGATACCGGAGACACCATCGACGACGTGGTGACTGGGCTCACCGCGGCGATTGACGCGCTCACTGTCGCGGTGGACGCGACCGCCGATCTCACGGACGACGTCATCGATTGCGTCGGCACCGGCTCCCCGACCGCGTTCCTCGCGTACGAGAATCCGGTCAACGTCTACCTGTACGACCGCACCGCGGCGTCGGGTACGGAAGCGACGGACATCTCGAACGCGGAGAACCTCGACTCCGACTGGTACTTCCTGCTCACTCCGCAGGATCACAGCAAGGCGCTCATCACCGCGTGGGCGGCGCAGGCGGAGACGCGGCGCATCCTGTACATCGCGATGACCGGGGACTATGACGTCCCGGAGAGCATCGGCGGGAGCGTGACCTCCGACACGGTGTCCACGCTGGTCGCGAGCGCGTACGAGCGCACGGACCCGTTCTGGCACCACGAGATCGCCGCGGGACAGGAGGGCGCTCGTTGCGGATACGTCGCCCCGACCGACCCTGGGTCCATCACCTGGGAGTTCAAGACGATGGCCGGCGTCCCGGTCACCGCGAAGCTGCACGTCGCTGGCGAGACCGGCTTCACCGAGATGAAGGCGAAGGGCGCGAACTACTACCGGGAGATCAAGGGGCTCGAGCTCACTCTCGGCGGTTCGCAGGCTGCGAGCGGGGAATACCTGGACGTGATGCGCGGGAGCGACTGGCTGCACGCGCGCATCCAGGAGAACGTCCTCGCGCTGCTCGCGAACGCGGACAAGGTCCCGTTCACGGATGCCGGTGTAGACCAGGTGCGCAGCGAGATCCTCGCCGTCCTCCGTCAGGGAATCCGTCAGGGGTTCCTCGCCGAGGACCCGCCCCCGACCGTGACCGCTCCGGCCGTCGCGGACGTGTCGGCCTCCGACAAGGCGAACCGCACGTTGCCTGACGTCGAGTTCGAGGCGACGCTCGCAGGTGCGGTCCACTCCACTACGATCGCTGGAAGGCTGGTACTCTGATGCGGAACTACGATCCGAAGGAAGTCTCTGTCATCGCAGGCGGCCACAGCGTGGCCGGCTTCGCGGAAGGCGAGTTTGTACGCGTCGAACCGAACGCCGACGAGTTCAGCGACGTCGCCGGCTCGCAGGGCGACGTGTCACGCGCGCGCACCGCCGACCGCAGGGCGACCGTGACGATCATCCTGCAACAGACCTCGCCATCGAACGACGTGCTCAGCGGCTTCGTCGAACTCGACCGCTTGTCACCGAACGGTGGGGGTGTCTTCTCGATCCTGATCCGTGACCGGCAAGGGACCACGGTGTTCCAGGCCGAAGAGGCGTGGATCCAGCGTCGTCCGGACCTGACGTTCTCGAACGAAGTCCAGAACCGCGAGTGGGTCATCCGCGTCGCCGAGTCGTTCTACTTCGCTGGCGGGAACTGACGGATCGTCAACTTTCGCGTTTCGCGAATCGCGAACCGCAAACGCCTGAGGAGGCGCAATGACAACGCAGTTCGAAACGATCCGCAGGGAGATCGACGGTCGGTGTTTCGAGATTCGGGTGATGCCGGCGAAGCGCGGGCGGAAGGCACTGCTCCGGCTCGGGAAGCGTCTCGCGCCGTCGCTGGCCGCCCTCCTGGACGGTGCCAAGGTCGGAGCCGAGCAAGAGCTCAGCCTGATGGACGTGGACATCTCCTCGGCTCTGAAGCAGCTCGGCCAAGACATCGAAGAAGGGGACATGGACTTCTTCTGCGATCTGTTCGCGGAGTTCACGGAGGTGGAGCTCGAGGCAGGTTCTGGGAAGCTGGTTCCGCTCGCGCGCCATTTCGATCTCGCGTTCGCTCGTCAGTACCAGACGATGATGAAGTGGCTCTGGGCTTGCCTGGAGGTGAACTTCGGCGGTTTTTTCGAAGGTCAGGGCAGCTCCGTGGGAGACGTGGTGGCAGCTCTCAAGGGGAAACGGTAGCGCTCCCGGAAGAGCTCGATTGGTTCTTCCATCGCATCGCTTCGTCTTCCCACTACTCTTCCGGGCTCGAGGACATCTACTGGAGCTGGACGCTGGACGATGTGCTGGATGCGCACATAGTGTTGGACGCGATGGAAGAGGCCGAACGTAAGGCCAATGCTAAACTGAAACCGAAATGATTCTCCGCGAGCTCATTGCCAAGTTCGGGATCGATTTCGATCGACGTGGTGCAGCCATCGCGGAGGCCGCGGTCAACAAGCTCAAGTCCGGGTTCACCGGGCTCCAGGCTGCACTCGGGAGCATCGGGATCGCGATGGTCGGACGCTTCGTCCGGCAACAGATCTCCGCGGCCGACAGCCTGAACGACGTGGCCGTCCGTCTCGGGATGACCACGGACGAGCTCCAGCGCTACCGGTTCGCCGGCGAACGCGCAGGCATGGAGCAGGAGACCATGGACGCCGCGCTCGGGCGCCTCTCTCGCGGGCTCGCGGAAGCTCGCGCGGGTGCGGGTGCGGGCGCAGACGCGTTTCGCCAGTACGGGATCTCGCTGCGCAACGCGGACGGTACCGCGCGCAGCACTCAGGACGTCTTCCTCGGGCTCGCCGACACGATGCAGGGCATCTCCGATCCACAGGAGCGGATGCGCCTCGCGTTCCAGGTGTTCGGCCGCCAAGGTGCGGGCCTCATCAACGTTCTCCAGGACGGTAGCGCCGGTGTCCAGGAGCTCTTCAACAGGTTCGAAGAGCTTGGTGGCGGGATGTCCCAGGAGTTCATCCGCAAGGCGGGGGAGGCGGACGACGCGCTCGTTGACTTGAACGTCGGCGTCGATTCACTGAAGGCCGATCTCATCCTCGGGCTCGCGCCTTCGATCCTCGCTGGCATCAAGCGCTTCACCGGTTTCGTGCAGGCCATGCGTGAGGTGGAAGAGCGTACAGGTGCGGTGTCCGCCGCGTTGCGCGCGCTCGGCGTGCTCGCTGCGATCGTCGCGACCATCTTCCTGGTGAAGTGGGTCATCGCGACGTGGCCGATCCTGCTCATCGCCGGCGGGATTCTGTTGCTCATCCTGCTCGTGCAGGACTTCATCACGTTCCTCCAGGGCGGGGACTCCGTCATCGGAGACTTCCTCGCCGGGCTCTTCGGGATGAAGGACGGTCAGGCCGTTCTCGAAGTCTTGAAGACCGCGTGGAACGACATGATGGCCACGATCGACGAGGTCATCAACACCGTCGAGCTCTGGAAGAACCGCTTCATGGAGGCGATGTGGTTCGTGGCGCGCGTCGCGCAGGAAGCGTGGAGCCTCATCCGCGAACCGGCGGAGCACTTCTTCAACGTCGTCTTGCACCACGGCATCGGCGCGTTCGAGCTCTTCAAGACCGTCGTCACCGGCGTGCTCACGGTGGTCACGCAACAGTTCCAGACGATGTTCAACGTCGTGTCCGGGATCATTGAGCGCGTCACTGGACTCATCACGAACAGCCCCATCGGCGGGATGCTCGGGAGCGCGCTGGCGTCGGTTGGCGGTAGGTTCTCGCGCGCGGACGCGGCCTCCGCGCACGCCGCGGCTACTCGCGCGGCGACGGGAGGCACCGTAGCGGCCTCCGCGCGCTGGGCTCCGGCCGCTGACCCAGATGCGGTGTCCGGCAAGTTCGGGGTCCAGAACAACGTGTCGGTCA